CGTGTGTTCCGAGCATTGGGGATCTGATGGCGACTCCGGCGAAGCGTTCGAGGAAGCCGGCGCATGGGCGTAATCGGCAGGCCGTGGAGGACATGGTTGCGGCGTTGCGTGCGAAGGGTCAGATGGATGCGGTCGATTCGGCGAGGCTGGTTGCAGCCCAGGCACTCGCTGATGCGGTCGATAGTGAGCCGACGAATGCGTCGTTGTGGCGTGAGTACCGGGCTGCTTTGGAAACTCTGAGACAGGCTGGGGATCATGGGACGGACGACTTCGCGGCACTCATCGCTGGACTGTCTGCCGAGGTGGGCGACGCCCCGCAACCTCGAGCGGCCAAGTCTCGGCCCTGAGGTCGCTGCGATTGCCCGGCAGCTCGGGCATGAGTTGATGCCGTGGCAGCGGTTGGTCGCTGATGTCGGTCTCGAGTTGGATCCGGTGACGGGTCTCCCGGCGTATCGGGAGGTCGTGGTGACGGTGCCTCGCCAGTCCGGGAAGACGACGCTCGTCCTGGGGTGGGAGTTGCAGCGGGTGTTGCGGTGGGCTCAGGCGCAGCGGTGTGCGTACACGGCTCAGACCGGGTGGGATGCCCGTCGGAAACTGATTGACGATCAGGCTCCGATGATTATGGCGAGCCCGGTGCGGGTGGCTGTGGAGCGAGTGTTTCGGGGTGCTGCGAACGAGGCGATCACGTTCAAGAACGGGTCGAGGATTGACGTGCTCGCTACGTCGGAGTCGGCCGGTCACGGTCGGACCATTGACCTCGGGATCATTGACGAGGCGTTCGCTGATGCGGATGACCGACGGGAGCAGGCCCTGTTGCCGGCGATGGCGACCCGGGCGGCCGCTCAGATCCTCGTGGTCTCGACCGCTGGGACGGAGGCGTCGATCTATCTGAATCGGAAGGTGCAGGCCGGTCGGGCGGCGTCGGCTGCGGGCGAGCAGACGGGGATTGCCTACTTCGAATGGTCGGCGAGTGAGGATCAGGACATCGACGATCCGGGCACCTGGTGGTCGTGTATGCCGGCGCTCGGTCACACGATCACTGAGGAGGTGGTGCGTCATGCTCGAGCGACGATGTCGGAGGGTGATTTTCGACGGTCGTGGTTGAATCAGCAGACGACATCGGATGAGCGGGTGATTCCGGTGGCTGTGTGGGATCGGGTGTGTGATCCGTTGGTGAAGCCGGAGGGCCGGTTCGTGTTCGCTGTGGATGTGACTCCGGATCGGTCGGCTGCGTCGATCGCGGTCGCTGATACGGATGGCCGGTGCGAGGTGGTGGATCATCGGCCTGGTGTCTCGTGGACGGTGGACCGTTTGCGGGAGTTGGCGTTGAAGTGGGATGCCCCGATCGTTCTCGACGGGTATGGGCCGGCCGGCTCGTTGATGGACGCGTTGGATGGTGGCGGTGTCCGGGTGGAGCGTTTGTTGACGCGACAGGTCGCGAATGCGTGCGGCGTGTTCTACGATGCAGTATCGGATCGGAAGATCCAGATCCGACGTTCCGAACTGCTTGACGCGGCGATCGCTGCGGCCAGGCGTCGCTCGGCGGGTGACGCGTGGGCTTGGGCTCGGTCGGATACGTCGGTGGACATCAGCCCGCTGATGGCGGTCACGCTCGCATACGATCGTGCTCTATCGGCAGCCAATGCACGTTCGAATGAAGTGTGGGTCGCGTGGGATTGAGGAAGATGACTCTGGCAACGATCCTCGAGGTCATCGGCGGACTCGCTGTCGCATTCGGTGTCGGGATGCTGGCCCTGTGGGCTGGGATCGTTGTTGCTGGCGTTCTGCTGGTCCTGTTCGGTCTGGCACTCGAAAGGTTCGACGCGTGATGGATGGTGAGGGCTAATGCTCGGACGGTTGATCTCGCGTGGGTCTGAGTCGCGTGGCCTGTCGATGACCGAGTATCAGGACTTGTTCACTCGGTTCGGGTTCAACGGGATCCAGTACGTCGCCCCGTCTGGGTCGATTCCGGAACTCACTGCGCTCGAGGGTGCTCGGAATCCGATCGTCGCAGCGTGCATCCATGCTCGGATGCTGGTGTTCTCGGAGGCCCGGTTCACGTTCCAGCGGTATTCGGCGAGCCGGCCGGGCGAGATGTTCGGCACTCCGGATCTGACGATCCTCGAGCGTCCGTGGCCGTCGGCTACGACCGGTGACCTGTTGGCTCGGATGGAAGCCGATGCGAGCTTGTTCGGAAACTCCTACTGGATTCGGGCGAACAATGAACTGATCCGGTTGGATCCGGCCAAGATCATCATCGTCACCGGTGATGTGGAGGATCGGATCACTGCGAACACTGTCGGGAAACGGCTCGTCGGATACAGCCTGGTCGATGACCAGCACGAGGAGCTCGCGTTCTTCGAGCCGTCGCAGATCTGCCACTACAAGCCGCTCGCCTCCCCGTTGTCCCCGTACCTCGGCCAGTCCTGGCTGTCGGCGGTGATTCAGGATGTGCAGGTCGATGGTCAGTTGACTGACTACAAGTCGGCGTTCATGTCGAACGCAGCAACCCCGAACATGGTCGTCTCGTTCGATCCGTCGATCAGTAAGGAAGCGTTCGACAAGTTCCGAGAGGGCATGGAGGCCCGGCACCGTGGGATCGGCAACGCCTACAAGACCCTGTACCTGGGTGGTGGGGCGGATGCGAAGATCGTCGGATCGAACTTCGAGCAGATCGCGATGAAGGCCGTGCAGGGTGCTGGAGAAACTCGGATCGCTGCGGCCGCTGGTGTGCCGGCCTCGATCGTCGGTATCAGTGAGGGTCTCGCCGGGTCGGCGTTGAACGCTGGGAACTACACGGCGACGCGTCGCCGATTCGCCGATGGGACTCTCCGACCCTTGTGGCGAGCAGCCTGTGGCGCTCTCCAGAATCTCGTGCCGCCGCCCGACGGTGGAGCCCGACTCTGGTTCGATGATCGAGATGTCCTGTTCCTCCAGGAGGACGTGAAGGATGCGGCCGACATTCAGTCTCGGAATGCGTTGACGATCGAGGCTCTGATCCGTGGCGGGTTCGTGCCTGACTCGGCAGTGCGGGCCGTGACGACCGGCGACTTCACCGTGCTCGAGCACACCGGCCTCTACTCGGTCCAGTTGCAGCCGCCGGCCCCCGACCAGGTCATCGTTCCGGACACTGCGGTCTAATGCCCTGGCACATCGAGTCCGACCAGCCCGGCTGCGACGGGTATGCCGTCGTCAAGGACGACACCGACGAGATCGTCCCGGGCGGTTGTCATGTCACGCTCGCCGAAGCCGAGGACCATCTGACGGCCCTGAACATTGCCGAGTACGGGACGCGCGCGGTGAACCTCGATGTCCCCCAATACATTCGGGATGCGGCTGCGCGCGGTCTCGAGTTGCGGGCCGAAGGGTACGGCGGGGACGGCCTCGTCGACCGGACGATCCGAGAGGCCCGACTGATGGCCGATGGTCAGATCAGTGAGGACAAGGTGATTCGGGCGAACGCCTGGGCCGCTCGTCACGCGATCGACCTCGAGGCCGACCAGAACACTGATCCGGATGCGGACGGATGGCCCGGTAACGGTGCAGTCGCGCACTATCTTTGGGGCATCGACCCGACGGATCCCGAACCGGCTCGCAACTGGTTCGAGTCGAAGAGTGCTGCTATCGCGGCCGACACCGAGGACGAACGAATGGACGATCTGGACATCATCACCGAGATCGACACCGACACTGTGCCGACGCTGACTCGCGAGAACCTGTCGCGTACCGTCGAGTTCCGGGCCGCCCCGTCCGAGGACGGTCTGACCCTTACCGGGTATGCGGCCGTGTTCAACGAGTGGACCGAGATCGACTCGTGGGAAGGCACGTTCCGTGAGCGGATCGCGCCGGGTGCGTTCAAGCGGACCCTCGGGCAGCGGATGCCGGTCCTCCAGTTCGATCACGGCTCACACCCCCTGATCGGCAGCATCCCCCTCGGTCGGATCACCAGCATCGTGGAGGACGAGCGTGGCCTCAAGGTCAAGGCCCGACTCTCCGACAACTGGCTCGTCGAACCCGTCCGGGACGCGATCCGTGACGGTGCCATCGACGGAATGTCCTTCCGGTTCTCGGTGCCGGCCAACGGAGACAAGGTCGTCCGCGGGAAGGACGGTGTCCTCGAGCGGACCATCAACGAGGTCGCCCTCTACGAGGTCGGTCCCGTCGTGTTCCCTGCCTACGAACAGACGACCGTGGGTGTACGCTCACGGCAGGCACTCGATGCCCTCCAAGACCCCGAGGTGCGGAGCGAGATCGCTCGGCTCCTCACCAATGGCACCGACCTCGCGTCGCTCGCCACAGACCCCGACCCGGTCACCGACCACTCGGGATCCACTGCTACCGACTCGGACCCGGTCCACTCGGAGCCGTCCCCCAGATCCCGAGCCCAGCGCGAAGCGCTCGTGGCTCTCTACCTCGACTGAGGAGAACCCCATGAACCTGCACGAACTCCGTGCCCAGGTCGAGGAGATCCGGTCCACCGTGGTCCGGCTCTCGGAGATCGACGACATCACCCCCGAGGACGACGAGGAGCTCACCGCGGCCCTCGAGTCGTTCGAGGCCCGCAAGGCTGAGCTCGTGGAGCTCGAGGCCCGTGCGGCCCGGATCGAGGCGGCGAAGGCCGCTGCGACCGAGCGTCACGCTGGCATCGACAGCCCGACGATCCTCAAGCGTGTCGAGCCCGCCGCGCTGGACCTCCGCACCGCCACCCGTGGCGAGCTGCGGGACGCTGCCCTCAAGGTCCTCGAGACCGAGGGTCGTGGCCTCGCCGCCCACCAGGAGGACCACGTCGATGGTCTCCTCCGGACGAAGAACGCCTACACCGACGGCGGCCTGATCGCCAAGCGGATGCTCATCACCGAGTCCGACGCCTACCGGTCCGCGTTCGCCAAGGCGATCAGCCAGCCGGTGCCGGCGTTCGACGCGGACGAGGTCCGTGCGATCAACGAGTTCCGTGCGGCGAGCGAGGGCGTGGACACTGCCGGTGGCTTCGGCGTGCCGGTCCTGATCGACCCCTCGATCATCCTCACGTCGGGTGCGGCGGCGGCCCCGGTCCTCAACCTGGCCCGGGTCATCACCATCACCACCGACGAGTGGAAGGGCGTGTCCTCGGCGGGCGTGTCCTGGTCCTACGACGGTGAGGGTGTCGAGGTCTCGGACGACGCTCCGACCCTCGCCCAGCCGACCGTCCCGGTCTACACGGCCCGCGGGTTCATCCCGTTCTCGGCCGAACTCGGTGCCGACTACGTCGGCTTCGCTGCCGAGATGCGTGCCCTCCTCGACCAGGGCTACATCAACCTCGTGGCGGACAAGACCATCAACGGGACCGGCTCGTCCCAGCCGACCGGCATCTTCGTGGCGGCTTCGAACGCCACGTCGCAGGTCGTGGTCACCACCGACGGCCAGTTCGGCGCGGTCGACCTCCTCAAGATCTGGAAGGCTCTGCCCGAGCGTTACAAGGGCAACGCCGCCTGGATCATGTCCCCGGACATGGAGAACGAGATCCGCATCCTCGGGAACAGCAACGAGGCCTACTACACGGTGAACCTCGCCGCGGGTGGCATCGGCACGCTGTTCGGTCGTCCGATCTACACGACGGACTACGCCCCCGAGTTCACCGGTACGACCGGTGTGGCCGGCCTCACCGTCGTCGGTGACTTCAGCAACTTCGTGGTCGCACAGCGTGCGGGCATGAGCGTCGAGCTCATCCCCCACCTGTTCGGCACCACGAACGCGCTGCCGACGAACCAGCGTGGGTTCTTCGCCACGGCCCGTCACGGCTTCGACAGCGTGAACGACAACGCGTTCCGTCTCCTCCAGAACACCTGATCCGGAGACAGCAACTGACGGTGACGGGGACCGGGCCTGACGGCCTGGTCCCCTGAACCGTTCGCAAGTGTGCAGCCAGCAGCCCACTCCTTTCGGTCGCCCCGACTGCTGGCTGCCAGTCGGGGCGACCGGATACCCGGAGGCAATCCATGACCGTGCCGATCGTGTTCTGTCAGGAACAAGGCCGAACCATCGACCCGGCGACCGGACTGACCGTGACGCTTGTGCCTGGTGAGGCATGGGCGGCGGACGACCCGTTCGTCAAGGCTCATCCCGAGAAGTTCGCTCTCGAACCGCCGAGGATCCGTCGGACTGTGGCCCGTCAGGTCATCGAGCAGGCATCGAAGGCTCCCGGCGAGAAGCGGGCCACGAAGCGTGGCTAAGCCGAGCCGGCGAGCGAGAACCGCAGCCACACCGAAGAAGCCCGTCAAGGTTGCCGTCGCCTATGTGCATGGCAACGAGGTCGCCCATTCGTGGCATCAGTCGATGCAGGCCCTCGTCGCCTACGACATCGCGAACAATCAGCACGTCATCAACGGCGGTTGGTTCGCTACCCGATACGGGACCGGCGGAATCATTCAGGCCCGGAACGATACGGTCCACGCGTTCCTGACCCAGTGCGACGCCGACTGGCTGTTCTGGGTCGATACCGACATGGGGTTCGCTCCGGACAGTGTTGACCGGCTCCTCGCCGCGGCGGACCCGGTGGAGCGTCCGATCATGGGCGGCCTGTGTTTCGCGAACCGTGAGATCGGAATCGACGGGATCGGCGGCTACCTGGTACAGCCGGCTCCGACGATCTTCGACTGGGTGAAGATGGAGAACGGTCAGCAGGGGTTCTACACGCGTACTGATTGGGAACGTGGCGAGGTCGTCCAGTGTGCTGGGACCGGTTCGGCGTTCCTCATCATTCACCGGTCCGTGTTCGAGAAGATCGCCGCCGAGTACGGGAACTCCTGGTACTCGCCGGTCTGGAACAAGACGCTGAACACTTCGATCAGTGAGGACCTGTCGTTCTGCTCGAGGGCTGGGGCGTTGAGCATTCCCGTCCACATTCACACGGGTGTGAGCACGTCCCACCTGAAGTCGGCGTGGATTGACGAACGCTTCTACGACCGGCTGGCACGGCTCGGGATCGCAGAGAATGACCCGCCGGCTGGGACCTGACGCCCACCGGTACCTGCTGGCCGGCGACGGTCAACCGGTAACCCGTCCGTTTCATCTGCGGTGGTTCCTGCCGTGGATCTGCGGGACGAACCTTCGAGCATGGTGGACCGTGTATGTCGGCTCATGGATCGTGCTCGCGTGCGGCATGAGCTGGTGGGCGTGGGCCTCTGATCTCGAGACCGCCCAGATCGTCCTCGCCGTTGGACTCCTCCTCGGGTTGCCGGGGATTCTGGGTCCGTCCGTCAGCATTCCGGTGCAGGTCGACCTACCGGCTACCGCCCTCACGGTCCTCGCGGTCCCGGCCATAACCTCAGGCGAGCCGGTAGGGGTCCTGTGTGGCGTTCTGCTGGTTCTGATCGGGGCGAACGTCCGAGAGACCGTCCCGATCGTCACGGCCCTCCTAGCGTGGTCCTGGCTGCCTCTGATCGGACTGATCGTTCCGGTGATCGTCTGGCTCGTGAGGACCCCGGCGACCTCGAGCGGGGTTCCCGAATGGGATCGGATCCTCAACCATCCGGTCGCCACGTCCCTCGAGTATCACGCCGGCCGATGGCGAGACGCCCGACTGATGGTCCTCCCTTGGGGCGTCTGCCTTGTCGGCCTGTATCAGGCGGACTGGAGGCTCGTACTCATCATCGTCATCGCCTACGCTCAACTGTTGGTAGCGACCGATACCGTTCGCCTCTACCAGCACACGGCCGGACCGGCACTCGCACGCAGCAGCCTCAATCATCCCGACCCCGTGGGTACCATTGGCACTCGCAGCACACTGGTTCTGGCTCACCACCCCGGAGCGAATCTGACATGGCAATAAGCAACGGTCTCTGCACCCTCTCCGATGTGAAGGGTGCTCTCCGCATCGCCGACTCGATGGACGACACTCGAATCGAAATGGCGATCGAGGCTGCCAGCCGACTCATCGAGAAGGAATGCCAGCGGACGTTCAGCCAGGACGCGAACGCTTCGGCCCGGATCTACGTTGCGGACCACAGTTTCCTGACGCTCGTCGACGACATCTCGACCACCAGCGGTCTCATCATCAAGACCGACAGTGCTGCGACCGGCACGTTCGATCAGACGTGGACGAGCAGCGACTATCAACTCGAGCCCCTGAACGGCCGGCTCCAGGGCGAGTCCTGGCCGTACACGCAGATCCGAGCGATCCGGAGCCTCTACTTCCCGCGGGACGGCGGGCAGGCCCTCGTGCAGGTCACGGCCCGCTGGGGCTGGGCCAGCATCCCGACGGCCATCAAGCTCGCCACGATCCTCCAGGCCGAGGCCCTGTTCAAGGCATACGACACCCCGTTCGGGGCGACCGCCATCGCCGACACCGGGATCATGTCGCTGCGTGCCCTGCACCCGTCGGCCGTGGCCCTCATCAAGCCCTATCGCAAAGAGGCCGTCCTCGTCGCATGAGCACCGTCAGCGAAATCACCGAGGCCCTCAAGAACGCGCTCACCGTCGTCCCCGGATTGCGGGTGTACGACTACCTGCCCGACCAGATCAACCCGCCCGTCGCCTACGTCGGGATCGAAACCGTCGATTACCACGGGGCATTCTCCGGTGGGAACCCGGTCCATTCGTACACGGTGACGGTTATCATCGGACGCACATCCGATCGCACGTCCCAGCGAGCCATCGACGACTTCCTGTCCTACGACTCTGACCGCAGCATTCGTGCAGCGATCGAGGCGGACCGGACCCTCGACGGCATCGTCCAAACGTGCATCGTCACTCGTGGAGGGAACCTCGCGAGCGTCAATGCTGGGGACGTTCAATACGTCACCATCGACTTCAGCGTGACCGTCTACCCGTAGGATGACGATGAAGACCTACAAGATCACCGGCGGGTTCAATGTCGCCGGCAAGCAGCCAGGCGACACCGTCACCGAGGATGACCTCGGTGATGTCAACATTCCGGTCCTCATCGAGGCCGGATGCATCACCCCCATCAAGGCCGCAAAGGCCGATCCTGAGGAGCACTGAGACATGGCCAAGATGGTCCTCGTCAACCCGGTCATCACCGTCAACGCGGTGGACCTGTCCGACCACATCGCGTCGGTGACGATCACTCGCAACATCAACGAGGTCGAGACGACCGCGTTCACGACCGGCACCAGTGCCGGCGTGACCCGGGTCGGCGGGCTCGAGAACAACGAGATCAGCCTGGCGTTCCACCAGGACTTCGCGACCGGCTCCAACGTGGAGGCGATCATCTACCCCCTCATCGGTGGGACGACGACCGTCACCATCAAGCCGGTGAACTCGACGACGACCAGCACGAACCCGTCGTACTCGGCGACGGTGCTCTGCACCTCGTGGACGCCGGTCAACGGTGCGGTCGGCGAGCTCGTCACTGCTGACGTGACGTGGCCCGTCTCGGGTCTCATCACCAAGGCAACCGCCTGATGCAGGGGTGGTCGGTCAAGGTCGTCAAGACTGACGGCTCGGAGGCCACGTTTCCGGTCACCCCGAAGGTCCTCGTCGAGTTCGAACGGTTCTACAAGGTCGGAGTCGGCAAGGCGTTTCAGGACGAACAGCGGCTCGAGCACGTCTACTGGCTCGCATGGAAGGCGGCTCACGCTGCCGGCGAACAGGTGACGGTGTTCGACACCTGGCTGGACACGATCGCCAGCGTCGATCTCGACACGGAGTCAGTCCCTTTCGACGGGAATCCCTGACGTATGTGATCGCGTCGATGGCGGTCGAGACCGGCATCGCTCCGCAACATCTGATGGATGCTCCTCCGGGGATGCTTGAGGCGATGCACGATTACATGGTCCGACGGGCTCAAGAGGCGGCGAAGAACTGATGGCGTCCTCGTTCAAGGATGTGCAGCGGATCGGCGGCAAGCAGATCGGTGTGCGCGGTCTGGACGAGTTCCGTCGGGAACTGCTGAAGGTCCAGCGGGAGGGCGGCCCTCGAGGCTACGACCTCCTGAAGAAGCACAACTACGAGGTCGCCGAGTTCGTTCGGAAGAAGGCCGTCACTCGTGCGAACAGTGTCGGCCGGCAGCAAGCTCGAGCAGCGAAAAGCCTGATCTCTCGCAAGAGCGGGATCCGTGCCGAACTCATCGGTGGGAACGATCGGCGGAAGCCGAAGGCGGGTGGTCTCGGGGCTTCGATGCCGTTCTTCGGTGGTGCCGAGTTCGGTGCCGACCATGATGTGCCCAGGCAGGTATCGACTCGCCGTGCCAAGTCCGGCAGTGTCCTCGGATGGAATCAGTTCCTGACCTGGAAGGAACCGGGCCGAGGGCAGACGGGTTACTTCCTGTTCCCGACGATGCGGGACTACTCCGACGAGATCAAGGAAATGTACGCTCAGGGCCTCGACCGCATCATGCGTGACGTTTTCCCGGACTAGGAGCGACGATGGCAAAGACCCGGAAACTTGTCGTCGAAGTCCTCGCTGACGCGTCCCGTCTCGCAAAGACCTTCGGCCAGATCAGCGGCCAAACGGAAACGCTCGGCAAGCAGTTTCAGAACCTCGGGAAGCGAGTGGGTCTGGGTGTCGGCGCGGCCGTCGGTGCGGCCGGTGTGTTCGCTGCGACCTCGCTGAAGGCCGCTGAGGAAGCCGAGCAGGTCCAGAAGCGGGTCGCTCAGGTCATCAAGGCGACCGGTGGTGCTGCCGGCGTTACGGCCTCCCAGATCGACAAGTTCGCTGCGAAGCAGCAGTACCTCGTCGGTGTTGACGATGAGGTCCTCAAGAAGTCCTACGGGATCCTCCTCACGTTCAAGAACGTCCGGAACGAAGCCGGCAAGGGCAACGACGTTTTCAACCGGACCGCGAAGTCTCTGGCGGACCTGTCGGCTGCTGGGTTCGGTAGTACCGACTCGGCAGCGAAGGCAATGGGTAAGGCCCTCCAAGACCCGATCAAGGGTGTGACCGCCCTGTCCCGGGCAGGAGTGACGTTCAGCCAGGCTCAGAAGGATCAGATCAAGAACTTCGTGGAGACCGGCGATCTCCTGTCCGCCCAGAAGTTGATCCTCGGTGAGGTCGAGTCGCAGGTCGGTGGTGTCGCTGCGGCCGGTACCACTGCCTCCGAGAAACTGTCCCTGATGTTCCAGGACCTGCAGGAGAACATCGGTGCCGCCCTGTTGCCGATCTTCCAGCGGCTCGTCGGATTCCTGTCGGAGAAGGTCATCCCGGCCGTGAAGGAACTGGCCGAGAAGTACGGGCCGAAACTGCGGGAGGCATTCGATCGGATTCGGGAACGGCTCGAGCCGCTGGTCCGGATGCTGGCTGAGAAACTGGTCGGAGCGTTCCGGAAGGTCGCCGAGTTTGCGAGCGAGAACAAGGAAGCGGTCGTCGCGTTCATTGCTGTCCTGGCGGGTGCTGCTGCGATCGCCGGGATCGTGGCATTGGGTGCGGCGATCGCCGGCCTGTTCAACCCGGTCAGTCTCATCATCGTTGGCATCGCTGCCCTCGTTGCCGGGATCGTCTACGCCTACAACCACTTCGAGGGGTTCCGCAAGGTCGTCGAGTCCGTCATCGAATACTTCAAGGCTGCATGGCCCGACGTGCAGAAGGTGATCGAGACCGTCTTCGCAGCGGTCAGCGGACTGTTCGACTTCTTCATTGGTTACGTCAAGTGGGCGTGGAGCACGTTCGGTGATGATCTGCTGAAGGTCGTGACCGGCGTATTCAACGTTCTCAAGGGAATCTTCGACTTCTTCCTCGGACTGTTCTCCGGGAACTGGGGGCGAATGCTCGACGGGCTGGTCACCGCGGTGCGTGGTATCGGCGGGATCCTTGCTGGTGCGTTCGGTGCTGCGTTCGAGCTCGTGAAGACGGTCGTCGTCGGTGCGATCCAAGGCATCTGGTGGGCGATCAAGGGTGTGATGAACCTCATCATCGGTGGTTGGGAATCGCTCATCAACAGTTTCGTGCGGGGCGTCAACCTGATGATCCGGGGCGTCAACCTGTTGCCCGGTCCTGACCTGCCTCAGATCGCCGGTGTCAACCTGCCTCGCCTCGCTGAGGGTGGGATCGTGACCCGACCGACGATCGCGATGATCGGTGAAGCCGGCCCCGAAGCCATCATCCCCCTGTCCAGGCAGAACAGCATGGGCGGCAACATCACCATCAACGTCCAGGCCTCGCCTCTCTCGAGCCCGGCTGACGTGGGTGCTGCCGTCGTCGATGCGTTGAAGGCATACGAACGGCGGAACGGGACGTTGCCGTTGAAGGTGGCCTGATGCCGATCTCCACGATGCCGACCGTCACGGTCGAGATCGCATTCGCCTCGGACGCGTTGGACACGACCCCAACATGGACCGACATCTCGGCTTACGTCCGGTCCGGACACATCAAGTTCGGACGATCCAACGAGTTCGACGAGTATCAGGCCGGACGGGCGTCCCTTGTCATTGACAATCGGGACCGCCGGTTCGATCCCCTCTACGCGTCGGGTCCGTACTACGGGCAACTGTTGGCACGAAAGCAGGTGCGGATCCGGACCGTCTGGTCAAGCACGACACGCACCCAGTTCACCGGGTTCGTATCCGGATGGGGACTCGCTCCCGAAGTCGGGGGCGACAGTGTCTGGGACATTGAGGCCTATGACGGGCTCGGCTATCTGGCCGGCATCGACCTTCCGGACTATGCGTGGTACAAGACGACGAGCTCCGTCGCCTACGGGGATCTCCTCGCCTACTGGCCCCTCGGCGAGACCGGGGTTATCGCTACGGACCGGCAGGGCACCTACGGGTACACCTTCACGACGGCCGACACGAAGACCGGCACGAACCCGAAGTACCTGTCCGGATCGTCGCAGGTATTCGATGGCACCTACGGGGCGATCGGTCCGATCGTGGACTCGAGCAGTAACTACACCTGGACGGTCACGTTCATGGTGAAAACTGCGACGGCCGGTCCGGCCGGCGGGTTCAACCCGATCGTGGCGGCAGCATCCGCAACCGACCCGTTCACGATCGGAATCGACGAGTACGGGCGACTCGCCTACAAGCGAGGATCCGGGAATACCTCGCACTCCGGATTCGCGATCACCGATGACATCTGGCATCACGTTGCGGTCGTCGGTGACTCCACCGGAGCCGAGATCTACGTTGACGGGGCTCTCCTGTCTGCCGGGAACACGACGGGCAACGGTGGCAGTGGTGACGGAATCCAACTGATCGGGATGAGTACGACGGCGGCGGACGCTGACTACTTCACCGGCGAACTGTCGAACCTCGCCTACTGGGACTACTCGTTCTCCGCCACGATGGTCGGGGACCTTGCGTATGCGTCAGTGTTCGGCACCCCCTACGGGGCCACCACCACGGACGAATGGATCACCGAGGTTCTTGACGCTGCCGAATGGCCCAACACCTGGCGGGACATTGAGACCGGAACCGTTACTCCCGGCGGGATGGTGTGGGCCGGCAGTACGGCCCTCCAGATGTTGCAGAAACTCGCTCAGACCGACAGTGGTCGGATCCTTGTGAAGCGTGACGGGTATGTCGCGTTCTACTCGGGGAGCCACGACTACACGGACACGGCCAGCATCACAAGCCAGACGACCTACTCGGACTCGGGTGGGGCATCGGTCGTCCCGTACTCGGCGATCGGTCGCATCGTCTACAGCGACGAGTTCCTCGTCAACCGGATCACGATCAAGACCGTGGACGGGACGGCCTACACGGCGGACGATGTGACGAGCCAGGGGATCTACGGGGTCAGGGCTCGAGAGGTTGAGACGCTGATCGGGGATGGTGCGACGGCTCAGAGTGTGGCGGACGCGTTCGTGTCTCGCTATGGGACTCCGACGTTGCGAATCGACGATTGGACCGTACTGCCACAGACCAAGCCTTCTACCTCATACCCGGAGGTTCTACCCACAGACCTCGCGGACCGGGTCACGGTGGAGATCCTGCCGAATAACGTGGGGAGTCGCATCAGTCAGCAGGTGCTCGTCGAGTCCATCGACCATCAGTTCACGCCCGAACAGTGGACGACGGTGTTCTCGGGGTCGCCGGCTGTGCAGGTGTGGCTCCTCGAGGATGCGACCTACGGGCTCCTCGAGTCCACGACCGTTCTAGGATAAGGACCTATGGCCTCGTTCACCTCCCCCTCGACGCGTTCCTCGGGATACAAGGTCCTCGCCTCGGACTGGAACCTGTTGGTCTCGGACATCATTTACCTCGGGTCCGGTACTGCATCGGCCGGCCGACCGGCCGTGATGGCAACGAGCACGGCCACGGATGCCCTCACGCAGGACAACTGGATCGGTGCGATCGCATTCGCCGGTGCGGACGAGTACGACACCGACGGCATGCATAACCCCGCTAGTCAGAACACGCGGCTGCTCGCTACGGCGGCCGGCCTGTACCACATCACCGCCGAGGTCTACGCGTCAGATCACACGCAGGTAGAGCCGATCCACCTCCAGATTCGGAAGAACGCAGCAGGTGCTGTCGGTTCGGGCACGTTCCTCGTACAAGCCACCAGCTCGTTCTCTACGAATGGAGCAGTGGTCACTGCTGCCCAGGTGCAGACGACGGTCCGGCTCGCAGCCAACGACTACGTCGAACTGTTCGTCATGTCCGAAGCCAGTGGCGAGTCACTGGTCGGTACGACGCAGGCCCACCGGTTCGGCATGATCTGGCAGACGGCGTGACCGATGCTGATCGTCGGGGAGGTCACCGCAGCAGGTATCGGCACGATCATGGCCGGCCTCGTCGGTGTCGCTGCCCTCATCGAGTCCGTCCGCAAGTGGGTCGTCCGGAATAACCAAGCATCGGTGCGAACCCTCGAGGTCGTGGAAGAGATCACGTCAAGCCTGAACCATCTTGACGAGCCTCTCGGCCAGCATCCGACGATCGGCCAGATGATCGGCCGGATCGACGCTCGCGTCGACCGGGTCGAAACGAAGATCGACGGACTGCACGATGATGTGCGGTCCCTGTCGAACGCGATGCTTGCCCACATCACCGATGAGGGACATCGCACTCACACCCTCGAGGAGAAAGTCCATCGCCTCGAGCAAGCCCTACCGGAGGCACCCAATGGGCAAGGCATCACTCACTGACTTTGCCGAACAGCACCCTCGGCAGAAGACCGGCTACCGAGCGTGGATCGAAACGATCCCCGAATGGCCGGAAGTGTTGAACGGTTGGCAGTCCGGGATCTCCCAGTCGCAGATCCAGAAGTGGCTCATCAACGAGTGCGGATACACGCCGGCCGAAGCCACTCGGACTCGGATCGCTCACCTGTCGAAGAAGTATCCGAGGACGACCGATGGGTGAGAACCGGAAACCCCTAGCCGAGTTCGCCCCCGAGATCGTCGTCACCGACGAACTGGAGCAGACGGCCCGTCGCCTGGCGACCCAACTGGCTCGCGAGAAACTGCGGACCGAACAGTTGGTCGATGCGGTCTATCGGGCTGCGAAGGATGCTGCGATCGCTCGAGGCCGAATCCAGATTCCGGCACCGGTAAAGGACCGACGGAAACCAGCCGGCCAAGTCGCTCTCGTTCACACGACCGACTGGCAAGTCGGGAAGGTCTCCGACTCGTATGACCTGGACATCGCTCAGGCACGGATCCAGACTCTCGCCCAGAAGGTGATCCACATCGCTGGGATTCAGAGGAACGCTCATCCGGTCAAGCACTGTGCGATCCTCCTGGGTGGGGACATGGTGGAGGGTGTCGGCATCTTCCCCGGTCAGGTGTATGAGATCGGTGCCCACCTGTACGAGCAACTGTTCGCCGTCGCCAACATCGTCGAGCAGCTCGTCGCTACCCTGTGTGCCGAGTTCGAAACGGTCACGGTCTGGGACATTCACGGGAACCATGGCCGGTTGGGTCGCCGCGGTGAGAACCCTCGGAACGACAACATCGACCGGGTCGCGTATGCGATCGCCCGGGACCGGCTCGGTCATGCGAAGAACCTGACGTGGCATCATGCCGAAACGTGGCATCAGATCGTGGAGATCGGGAACTACACGGCCCTCCTCGTCCACGGTGACCAGGTCAAGTCATTCGGCGGGAACCTGCCGGCCTACGGCATCCTCCGAAAGACGAACGCCTGGGCCGCCGGTGTGCTGCCCCAGTTCCGGGACGCCTACTTCGGGCACTTCCACACCCATCAGACTCTGGCTGGGGCGGACGGGCGGCAAGTGTTCATGACCGGCAGTCCCGAATCCGGAAACGAGTTCGCCCGCGAGTTCGTGGCCGCCACCGGCACCCCGTCGCAACGACTCCACTTCATTGACCCCGACAAGGGTCGAGTCACGTCGGAATGGAGGATCGAACTTGCCTGACGAGCCGACCTCCGAACCTGCTAGCGAACAGGCCCTCCCCGATCTGAGGGTCGTGAGCGTCATTCACGATGCCGATAACGATCGGTTGGGTCTCGCCTACGATGACGACCTGGACCCATTCCATGCCCTCGGACTGCTGATGGCTGGCTGGTTCCGTCAACTACAGGACTGCGCGGACGCCCTCGATCTTGAGGATGCGTTCGACGAACCCGAGGATGACGCGTGATTCGTTGTCCTCATTGTGCGACGATGGTGAAGATCATCGCCGGGTGCTGCCATAACTGTGGCTGCCTGATTGGAGAGATGCCTCATGTCGGTCTTCGGAAAGTTGCTGCTCGAGCGGTGCGTCCGAGCATTCGCTGCTGCGTTCCTCGCCACGCTCGCGGCTGGGATCCAGTCGGCTGACCTGTCCGTCCAGGGCGGCAAGGCCCTGATCGTTGGCGCGATCGCATCGGGCGTGTCCGCCTGCATCAGCCTCATCACTCAGTTCGTCGGGGACCCGAACAGCACCTCGTTCACAAAGGTCACCGTGGAGGCTCCGAAGTGAGTCACGCCGAAACGGATCCAAAGGTCACGATCACCGCGGTCATCACCCGGGCTGACGGGACCGTCGAGGATCTCGGGGTCGTTGCCTCGAACACCACGACCGGCTCGAAGGGTCTGGTCATTCTGAAGAAGATCATGAAGGGACGAACCAATGCCGGCTAGCACTG